CATACAACAAAGGTTACACAACACAACAGATAGCTGATGCTTTACGTGAGCCACAAGCTAGGGTTGCTTATCGTGTGAGATTACTACAGCGATTGGGTATCATCAGCTACAAGTACGATACACACAAGGCTAGAATTACTAAGATATACTTCAAGTACAAGAAAGAAATCAAAGAACTAGAAGCACAACTTAACATGTAAGGATAAGTATGAGTGACAGTGAAACTAAAGGGATAGCTACGGTTATCCCTATAGATCAGTACTACAATGACATATCTAAGATCATTGATGATGCTGAATGGATGGGTGAGGATGACATAGTAGAGTTATACTTGCCTGAGAAGGAACAAATAAAACAACAGATGAATGAAGGAGAGCTTTGGTATCCTAACTTCTGATAGTACCCTGTCCAAAGGACAGCCCTAGTATACCAACATTTTCTGATTTGTCAAGGAGAAAATATGACTAAAGGATTTGATGTAAAGAACCAAGCGATAGTCAGAGACTTATCTAAGAGACTAAACTTGGAAGTAGGTATGAGCACAAGCATAGCTGTCGAACAAGCTATGACTTATCTAAAGGAAGCAATGCAAAAAAGAAATGTTGATAGCATCAAGGCTGCTGAACTTCTTAGATGGTGGCTTAGTGACTTTCAAGATGAAGAGCTTGAATACTTCGAGCTTCGAGTAGACTTAGGAAATCAAGTAAAGACTGTTGATACAAGGAGCGAGTATGCTTAAAAACATAACAACAAACAAAGCACTTGGCTACACTGATGATCAGTGGGGTCAACTAATAGAGGGCAATGGACTACTGTTGACGTGGTTCATTGAGTGGAACAAGGGCAACAATCAAGAAGCGAACATACTTGAGTTCTTCACACGCAGATACAATCAGACTGCTGGTGGTGATCCTTGGCCTATGAAGGGTAGTATATCCCTCGATGGTAAGTACGTATCTGAAGGTGACGATGACCTTGAGCCATACTTTCTAATCAATACTGACGATGGCGTAGGTTACGTCTACCCTTACGCTTTCGTAGCACTACCAAAGAAATCAGGTGGACATACAATAGTGAGGATGGACTAATGGAAATAATAATTGATTGCGGTGATAAAGAACTAGCAAAGGCTATAGCTGATAAACTATCTGAGGATACAGGTGTAGCTAGAGATAAATTCAAGGAGAATACAGATGATGTGGATACTGATCTGGATGCAACTAGTGACTAGCCAAGGTGTAGAACACTATCAGCTAGGCACGTTCACCAAGAAGGATGACTGCCAAGAAGCCTTGACTAAGGCTGTAGTGCTAGTAAGCACCAGCGCAGAGATGCTTGCCTGTCTAGAAGTGGATACGAGACAATGAAAGATTACCAAGTAGTATTAAAAACAGAACTAAAAGGTGAGCATAGCATTGAACTTTACATCAAGGCTTACAGTGTAGAACAAATTGTTGATCAGCTTGGTGATGATTATTATATAGTAGAAATAGAGGAGTGGAAAGTAGATGCTACCAGACGAGATGGAAGCCGAGAAAAACAGGAAGCTACTGTTATCTCAAGCGGATACAATAGAAGTACTCAAGCAAAACGTGCGTGACTTACAAGGACAATATCAGTCTGCACTGATACACAACAAGACACTAATACAAAGGATAGCTGAGTTGACAGATAGCGAGTGCTTCTGTGGTCTAGCAGATGAACCAGTGCTTGCAACAGAGGAGATATGATATGTATATAAACGATACAACAAGACAGATGATTAGAGAGATTGTGGTTGAGTTGTTTCAAGATGTACTAAAACCAAACCCAACTGATAACGAACAAGTCATACAACTTACTGATACTTTAGAAGACATAATAAAAAATAAGGTTGACAATTATAAAGTAGAAGTGTATGGGGTAAGTCTAAAGGAGTATTGAATGGATATTTTTGTTCTAGTTATAAGCATATGGGGTAACAATGGAACTGACTGGGTTTACGTAGGCAACCAGTACGTAATGAAAGAACAGTTCACCCTTGAGCAATGCCAAGAGATAGCTAAAGAATCTACTTGGAGAAAGTTTAAGACTAACCCATACTATGACTTACAGTTTGATTGTTACAGCATAGGAGAACCTAAGTATGACTTGGATTAGCCACAAAGAATGTCCTGCTGCTGATTGTGATAGCAGTGATGCTTTCTCATACAACTCAGAAACCTTGGCAGGTAAGTGTCATTCTTGCAACAGGGTATACCCAAGAGAAATGAAAGACCTTGACATTTGGGCAGAAGAAGAGTATCCAACTTATCAAAGCAAGAAGGAAGCATGGGAAATGCAACAACAAGAATCAAATGTCACGGAGTTTGTCAAGCCTATGCACATGGCATACCGTGGCATCACCAAAGAAACTATGGAGTTCTACGACTGTAAGACTTTCATAGATGGGAAGGGTGAACCAGTACGACAAGAGTACATCTACCCTTCGGGTGGTGTGAAGGTCAGGCAACTACCAAAGACATTCAGTGCTAGGAATCTAAAGACTGATGAGTTGTTTGGTATGAACCTATGGAACAGTGGCACAAGCAAGATCATCACGATCACAGAGGGTGAGCTAGATGCTATGTCAGCATACCAGATGCTACACAATCCTAAGTTCGACAACCCTGTCGTGTCGTTGCCATCGTCAACACCATCGCACAAGCTTTGGGAAAAGATAAACAAGTTCCTGTCTTCCTTCGACAAGATAGTATTGTCTATCGAACATGATGACCAAGGCAACTCAGTGTCAGCAAAGATAGCAAGCCTGTACCCTAACAAGGTCTACCGCATGGAGCTTGACAAGTACAAGGATGCTAACGAGTTCCTGCAAGAGGGTCACGCCAAGACATTCAAGTCAGCGTGGTTCAATGCTAGGAAGTATACACCTGCTAACATACTGAATACACCTGATCAATTCCTTGGGTTGTACAACAGATCAGAGAACCACATCTACGTAGAGACAGGGGTGCAGGAGTTTGATGAGATGTGCCTAGGTTTGATGCAAGGACACTTCACCCTGTTCAAAGCACAGACAGGCATAGGCAAGACAGAGTTCATGCGTTACCTTGAGTACAGGATACTCAGTCAATACCCTGACATAAAGATAGCTACATGGCACATGGAAGAGACTAAACTACGGTCTATACTTGGCTTGGTATCCTACGAAGTGGGTGACAACCTGACACGCAAGGACTTGATAGAGGACAAGAACGCTGACAGTCTGGTACAACAGGCCATCACTAAGCTAACCAAAGACGAGAGACTATACCAGTTCTTCCTCAATGATGAGGACGATCCGCTTGACTTACTATCACAGATCAGGTATCTGTCTCAAGCGTGTGATGTAAACTACGTGTTCTTCGAACCTATCCAAGACATATCTGCCAACGCAGGTACAGAGGATAGCAAGGAGCAGTTCTTAGCTGACCTGTCAGTCAGGCTATCCAAGCTTGCGGCAGAGTTGGGTGTAGGTATTGTTACCATAGGACACACTAACGATGACGGTCAGGTAAAATACTGTCGTATGATTGAGCAACGTGCCTCAGTTGTAGTTGATCTACAGCGTGACAAGATGTCAGAGGACAGAGAAGAGAGGAACACAACCAAGCTACTAGTGACAAAGAACAGACCAGTAGGTCCAACAGGATACGCAGGGCAACTACAGTTTGACCCTGACTCCTTTACATTGAAAGAAAAGTATGCAGTATATTGATCCATACGCTGCCTTTGCAGCAGTAATATATTTCTTTGGCGTGTTCTTGTATTACGTACACGTCAAGACTATATTCTATTTTTTAGAGAAGCCGCATGAGATGCACTTCGGAAGAGTTATCTTCAGTAGTTTACTGTGGATATTCAACGTAGTAATGCTTATGTGGGTAGAGTTTACAGGAGAAGATGATGACAGATAAGATCGTTGCAATGGACATCGAGACAGAATCATTGACTCCTGAAAAGATTTGGTGTATCTGTGCAGAAGATGTGCAGACAGGCGAGAAGGAACACTTCGTTCACCTAACAACAATACAAGAAGAGAAGGAGAGGTTCATTGAGTACTGTAGTAGATACGATAGGTTTATATTTCACAATGGAATCTGTTTTGATGTTCCTATTATTAATCGCCTTATAAAGAAAGACTTGATACCCTTGGAGTCAGTCATCGACACACTGATTGTCAGTAGACTGGTTGACTTTGACCTCAAGCATGGTCATGGCCTCAAGGCTTGGGGTATCAGGCTAGGTAACTTCAAGATGGACTTCTCAGACTTCTCTATGTTGTCAGATGAGATGATTAAGTATTGTCATCAGGACGTTACAGTTACATTAAGAGTGTACGATAAGTTCAAGAAAGTAATACATGATACTGATTGGCAGTGGGCCATACAGTGTGAACATGACATACAAATACTGTGTCAGACCATGACAGACAATGGCTTCTACTTCAACAAGGCTAAGGCTGAAGAGTTACTTGATGAGATAGAACAACGTAAGGCACACCTTGAGGATGCTTTCCAAGAGGACTTCCCACCCAAGCTAGAGGAAGTCAATCGTATAAAGTACAGAAAGAAAGCTGACGGTACACTGTACAGTAACGTGACCAACGCACAAAAGAAACACGCTAAGACAGTAGTAGACTGGTCAAAGCAAGAGCCTGAGCTAGTATGCTACGACTTCATAGACTTCAACCCTGCCTCACCCAAGATGCGGATAGAAAGATTGTGGGATGCAGGATGGAAACCCTTTGAGAAAACGAAAGGACATATAGACTATGAAAGACAGTCAGCTAGAACTTTTCGTACATAAAGATGAGGTTGATAATGTGTATGGTTGTAGTACAAAAGTGTGCTCTCAATGTCGTAAAGAAAAACCTGCTACCACTGAGTACTTTACAAGTAATGTAAATAACAAAGGAGTGCATGATAGATTAAAACATATATGTAAATCTTGTGTGTCTTTAAACAGCAGAATAGTACGTGAATTAAGAAAGACCGCACCACCTGTTCCTGAAAATTGTGATGTTTGTGGTGGTAGTCTATCAAAACTACCTAGCAGAGAGATTCATTTAGATCATTGTAGAAAAACTGAAACATTTAGAGGATGGTTGTGTAAAAATTGTAATGTGGGTATAGGTATGTTAGGTGATGATTCTGAAGGTGTAGAGAAAGCATTTGAATACTTAAAAAAACATGAGGAAGAAAATGGATGAACGAGGACAGAAGTTTGCTAAGTTCGGATGGACTTTATCTGAGGCAAACCTTAACACACTACCTGAGACAGCACCTGCAGGAGGCAAACGTCTAGCTGAGTGGTTGACACTTGAAGGTAGGCGATCCTCACTAGTGGAGTGGCTAGGGCATTGTGGTGACGATTCACGTATACACGGTAGCTTTACACACGTTGGTGCATGGACAGGTAGGATGGCACACAGAAATCCTAACCAAGCTAACATCCCTGCACAGTTTCACGGTGATGCCGTTACTGCAGTGGAGAAGGTTAAGGATAGATACGATGGGCAACTACGTGAGCTATGGTGTGTACCCAAAGGCTGTTACTTGGTAGGTACAGACGCTGAGGGTATTCAGTTACGTGTACTCGCACACCTGATGAAGTCAGAGGAATACGTACACGCTATCGTGTCAGGCAAGAAGGAAGATGAGACAGACATACACAACCTCAACCGTAAGGCTCTAGGTATGTCACACGTTACTAGAGATATGGCTAAGACTTTTATCTATGCGTTCCTACTAGGTGCAGGTAATGCCAAGGTAGCACAGATACTCAAGGTCAACCAGAAAGAAGCAAAGCAAGCAGTTGAAAACTTTATGCAATCAATTCAAGGACTTGCTGAGTTAAAGAAAAAGATTATACCACACATAGCTAAACGTGGGTGGTTCAGAGGTCTTGATGGACGTAAGGTTGTAGTACCTTCAGAGCACAAGACACTAGCAGGTATGCTTCAGAATGGTGAGTCAACCATAATGAAACATTCAGCACTCGATTGGGTACACAAAGCTAAGAGACAGTTCCTTGAGTTCAAGCTTGTGACGTGGCCTCACGATGAGTGGCAAACAGAAGTGCGTGGGCAGATGAAAGATGCTGAACTACTAGGTAAGATACAAAGGCAATCTATTGTTGACACTGGTGAAAAGTTTGGTATGATCTGTCCACTCGCAGGGTCAACTGACATAGGATATAATTGGAAGGATACTCATTAGTGTTAGGATCAGTACTATTTGCGTTATCTCCTGTCATTTTTTGCTTGACATTGGAGTTAATTACCTATATGTTGAAAAAACGAATCAGTAAAGAGGAGCTATAAATGGCTAATAAAAAAACTAAGTATGGTGTATTTGAAGGTGACTTGTATTACGCACGTATCTTCGAGGACAACATAGATGACTCAGAATACCATGAGCGTACAGAAGGACAGTTCAATACTGTGTTCGTACCCAAGGACGATGATGAGCTACAGAAGATTGTTGAGATGGGTTTCCCTGAGGAATCAATGGGCAACCGTATGATCAAACCAATCGCTGCAGCAGACAATCGTGCAGGTATGAAACTCAAACGTCCTAACAAACACCCTTCTGGTATTGAAGACTTTGGTGGTGCGCCATCCGTTACCCACGGCACTACCAATAAACCTTGGGATTACATTGAAGACGGTGCTCTTGGTAACGGCACTAAGGCTAAGGTTAAAATCTCTATCTACGGTGAGGGTTCTACCGCCTCAGTCAGGTTAGAGAAAGTGGGCATCCTCGAACACGTACCATTTGAAGAGATGGCTGCAGAGGATCGTTGGTAACAACCCATGTACTCCTTTCGTTGTAACTGGCAGGGCTTCGGCCCTGTCCTTTTTCCCTGAGGTTAGATATGAAATACGCAGTAATGATTATGTTTGATACTGATGAGGATTACAACTACGTGCCTGAAGAGTGGCCTTGTAATACTACAGAAGGATACAAACCAAAGCTGTTCGATACTTTCGAAGCAGCAGAAAAAGAACGTAGTAAGTGGAACACAGGAATCATCGTTGACTACAGTGACGATATACTTAGACCAATGACACAGAAGGAACGTCAACGTGCCAAAGAACGAGAACTTGCAAATACTGGTTGATGGTGATCCGTTCGCTTATCGTGCAGCTTTCTCTTGTGTAGATGAAGAGACAGAGGCAGCAGTAGAAAAGATTGATGAGCTACTAGAGACTGCACTTGAGGCAGTGCTATGGGAAGTAACTGATGACAAGTATCAGATATTCCTGACAGGTAAAGGCAACTTCAGAAAGAAGATTGCTGTCACCAGAGAATACAAAGGTAACAGGAAACAAGAAAGACCTGCACACCTTGGTGATATTAGACAACACCTGATCGACAACTGGAAAGCTATTGTGTCCAAGGATGAAGAGGCTGATGACCTTATAGGTATATGGTCTAACCCTGAGAGCATTGTCATATCAATAGACAAGGATATGCTACAGCTACCATGCACACACTACAACCCACATAGACGTACTTGGAAAACTGTTGAAGAGTTTGATGGACTCAAGTTCTTTTACAAGCAGATACTGACAGGAGACTCAGCAGATAACATACAAGGTATCTATGGCGTTGGTCCTAAGAAAGCTGACAAGATACTAGCTGACTGCAAGACAGAACAAGACTTGTATCAGGAGTGTGTCAGAGCCTACGGTGGTGATGAAGACAGAGTTATTGAGAACGGTAAACTACTTTGGTTACGAAGAGAAGAAGAACAGATATGGCAACCACCCAAGTTCACAGATTCAGATCAGGACTAGAAGAGCGTAACGCTAAGTACCTTACAAAGAAACGTGTCAAGTTTGAGTACGAGACACTAAAGGTACAGTGGCGTGACATGAGAGTAAGAAAGTATACCCCTGACTTTATCCTACCCAACGGTATCATAGTTGAGACTAAGGGTAGGTTTACTCTACCTGACAGGAACAAACACAAGTGGATACAAGAGCTACACCCTGAGCTTGACATAAGGTTTGTCTTTAGTAATCCATACCAGAGACTAAACAAGGGTGCAAAGAGTACCTACGCAGACTGGTGTGACTATCATGGCTTCTTATTTGCTAAAGAAATAATACCACATGATTGGGTAAAAGAGAAAAAAAAGAAAATATGCTTGAACAAGGTACTCTAACATGATACCTATATTGTCTAATACTAATGATAACATAAGATACTTTGATATTGAAGGGATGAAAAATGCAAGTTAAAGTACATCAGTATCTTGATGGTCCGATAGACCAAGGAGATAAGTGGACACTGTTGTGTATGATTGAAGAGAAGGGTTTGGTCTTTGATGAAGAGTTAGAGTTCAAAGATTTCAACGATGCCTATAACTTTATGAACAAACTCAAGCAATCAACTACACCCATACTCCATGAAAAAGAAACTTCACTTTGGATACATTAAGGCTTGACAATGTTTGACCACGATAGTAAGATAGAAGCTCTTGTCAATAACTACGGACTACAGTTGTTGATGGAACAAAATGATTTAGATGATGAAGCAATCATACGTAAACTAGTAGACGATGGAACTATCAACATGAATGATTACTTTTATTTAGATGTAGAAATTAGGGAATGGAAGGACTTGGAAAGATGAACTACTGTGACATGAAGGGTTTGATCTGGCCTGTGCTTTTCTGTATCTTTGTTATAGTAGTAGTTCCAGTTTTATTAGTAGACAATGCTAAGTACTGTAAACAAAGCATAGTTCCTTGTTATCCTTGGAATGATCCAGAATGACACCAAGAGAAGCAGCAGAGGTAGAAGCAAAGAAAACATTTGACTTGTTTATACTTTACTCTAAAAGAGTTACTTTGGTAGCTACATTCTTTTTATTGATAGTAGTTTTTAAATGTAACAATGGCGTAGAGGATGGCGAGTTTGCAACAGGAAGTAAATACAACGGTGAAGTTTACTCACCTACAAACATGGGAAAAGATAAATGAATAACTATTTACCAACCGATTATCAAGCGTTCATACATACATCAAGGTATGCACGTTGGCTAGAGAAAGAACAACGAAGAGAGACTTGGGCTGAGACTGTCGAGAGATACATGGAGAATGTAGTTATACCTGTCATGGGTAGAGACAGCTTTGTCAAACAGATAGAGGAATCAATACTTAACCTAGAGGTTATGCCTAGCATGAGAGCTATGATGACAGCAGGTAAGGCGTTGGATAGAGACAACACATCAGGCTACAACTGCAGTTATATGCCTGTCGATGACCCTAAGTCCTTCGATGAGGCTATGTTTATACTACTGTGTGGCACTGGTGTAGGCTTCTCAGTAGAGAGACAGTTCGTACATCAGCTACCAGAAGTACCTGAGCTTTACGAGAGCGACACCATAGTTGTTGTCAAGGACAGTAAAGAGGGTTGGGCTAAAGCTTTCAGGCAGATACTAGCTTTGTTGTGGGCAGGAGAGATACCTAAGTGGGATGTGTCAAAGGTAAGACCTGCAGGGTCTAGACTAAAAACATTTGGTGGTAGGGCTAGTGGTCCTGCTCCTTTGGTTGACTTGTTTAACTTCTCAGTAAAAGTATTTAAGGATGCACAAGGACGTAAGCTATCCTCAATAGAGTGTCATGACCTTATGTGTAAAGTTGGTGAGATTGTTGTCATGGGTGGCGTAAGAAGGTCAGCTATGATAAGTCTGTCTAACTTGTCAGATAACAGAATGAGACACGCCAAGTCAGGTGATTGGTGGACTAACGATCCTCAACGTGCATTAGCCAACAACTCTGTAGCCTACACAGAGAAGCCTGACAGCCTGTCATTCATGCGTGAGTGGATGGCTCTGGTTGAATCAGGTAGTGGTGAGCGAGGTGTCTTTAACAGAGAGGCTAGTAGGAAACAAGCTGAGAAGTATGGTAGACGTGATCCTAACCATGAGTTTGGTACTAACCCTTGCTCAGAGATTATACTTAGGCCATACCAGTTCTGTAACTTAACAGAGGTTGTTGTAAGGTCTAACGATAACTTCGCTGACCTAGCACGTAAGGTAAGGATAGCTACTACACTAGGAACTATACAGTCTACCTACACTAAGTTCCCATACCTTCGTAAGATATGGAAAGACAACACAGAAGAAGAGCGTTTGTTAGGTGTATCTCTAACAGGCATAATGGACAACCCTTTATTAACGAGTAAAACTAATGGTCTATCAAAGAATCTCGAAAACCTTAGACAGGTTGCAGTTAACACAAATACTAGTCTGGCTGATACTCTTGGGATTAATCCTTCCACTGCTATTACCTGCGTCAAACCTTCAGGAACCGTCAGTCAACTCGTTGACAGTGCCTCAGGTATCCACGCAAGACATTCCAAGCACTACATCAGGACTGTAAGAGGTGACAACAAAGACCCACTGACAGCCTTTATGAAGGATCAGGGCATACCTAATGAACCTTGTGTAATGAAACCTGATCAGACTACAGTGTTCAGCTTTCCTATCAAGTCACCAACCAACGCTATAGTTACTGAAGATATGTCAGCAGTAGATCAGCTAGAGACATGGCTCATGTATCAGAGGCATTGGTGTGAGCACAAGCCTAGTGTGACTATAAACGTCAGGAAGGATGAGTGGTTTGAGGTTGGAGCGTTTGTCTACAAACACTTTGATGAGATGTCAGGCGTGTCATTCCTTCCTTACAACGAACACACCTATCAGCAAGCACCGTATCAAGACATAATGAAGAGTGAGTATGTGACATTATTGTCACTAATGCCAGAGAAAATAGACTGGTCAGCCTTGACAGATTACGAAAAAGAAGATAGTACTAACTCAAGTCAGACGTTTGCTTGCACTGGTGATGTCTGTGAAGTAGTAGATATAGGAGCTTAGGATGCACGAAGAAGAAGAGTTTACTATAGAAGGTATGTTGAATGACATAGACGATATAGACGTAGACACTGTAATAAATAAGCCACCTCACTATGGAGATGGCGAAATAGAGTGTATTGATTACATGAAGGACAACATGGACACTATGATGTTTATGGGCTACCTAGAGGGTAACTGCAAGAAGTATATGCACAGGTACAGATACAAAGGTAAACCTGTAGAAGACTTGAAGAAAGCTTTGTGGTACTTAGAAAGGTTGATACATGAGGTGGAAGGAAAGTAAATGTTTAGTGCTATAATTCTAGCCTGTAATATGTCAGTTACAGACTGTAGAACCTTTGGTACACCTAGAGTTTTTAATACAGAAAAAGAATGTGTAGTGTCTCTAGCTGATGGTAGGTTACAAATAGAGGCACAGGGTTGGATGATTATGGATTCTCATTGTTACCATTGGGGTCAGAAGGTATAAAAAAAGGAGGTCTACTTATGACCTCTTCTTCTTTCTTTTCTTTCCTGATGCTGTTGTGGACCAAGATACTCTCTTTGGTCCTTTCTTTTTGGAAGCCTCCTTCTTGGAGATTCTTCCTGCCACCGACTTCGGACGACAGGCTGGATACGGACGCTTGCTTCCCTTAGCTTTCTTACGTCCACAAGATTTGCCAGTCTTAACATCAACCCACTCCTCAGCAAACCATTTACCCAAGCCGCCTTTAGCCATTAGCCTCTAGCCTTCTTCTTTGCTGTAGCACTAAGGTCTTTGAAGTGGTACAACCTCTTGCTTGTTTTAGTATGAGTTTTACCTGTGTGAACATGACCATTAGCCATCTTGTGTGAAGCACCTTTGTACTCAGTTCCATTTCTTAGATAATGTTTTACACCTTTAGCCATATCAACAACACTCACAATCTGGATTACACTTTCGATTCATTATCGCACACCAAAGTCTTTTCAAATATCTTCTCATTAAGCTTTCCTACTCTTTTTTACTCTGTTATCTTTACCTGACCATGTACCACCCTTAGATTTATACCACTTTGCAGCCCAAGCATTTGCGTAGGCACTAGGGTAAACCTTGAATTTTTTTCTTGCTGCTGCTTTGGCTCTTGACCAAAGTGCAGGATTGTTTGGTTTTGGTTTAGACATTACTTACCTCTACTATTTTTTATTTCCCATCGCAGTAAACCCAAAGTACGCTCCGACAAGTGCTGATACAGATACAACGTAGATGTTAGCTATGTCAGCTATCAACATTGCAGCAGTCTCTTGACCAATGACAGTACACAGAAAGATACCTAAAGGGTACAAGACCATGCCTGATAGAGCAAACCAAGTCATGTTGCGCTGGGCATCACGCTTGGCATCGTCATCCTCTAGCCGTCTACGCCTATCGTCTAGGTAAAGTTGACGCTCTTCGGCATCTAACTTACCGTTCTTGTCTAAGTCGTATTCTTCTACCATTAAAAATCTACCCAACCCATAGCGACTAGTAAACCTAGTGCCCCACCACATATCAACAAGAAGATTACTACAGTAATAAACGCCATCTCAGCATTTTCTTTTATGCGTTCAGCGTCTAGTCTTGCTTGTCTTTCTGCTTCTTTTCTTTCTTGAGCAATCTCTCTACGAAGTTTGAGTAGTTCTTGATAAGCAGAGTAGCCAATAGTGTTAACAATGAACTCTCTCAATTCTTCTTCAGCTTGTTTAGCCTGTTGACGTTTCATAAACGTATCCAGAGCTTCTTCATTTGTACTACTGAAGGGGCTTTGTTTCTTCTTTTCGTGGTCCTTCTTTGCGCTGTCTACACTGTCAAAGAAACTACCTAGTTCTTTGGACATAGACGAGAGTGCCTTACCTGCGCTGATGCCACCCTTGACCATCGCCAATGCGCTGAGTGGATCAATCATAGTTAGTGCCTCGGATCAAGCATATCTTTGTGATCACGAGTGATGAACTCTAGTGTCTTTTCTAGCAGGGCTACTCTCTGTTGTAGCTCAACGATACGCATGATACTTATTGTCATACCATCTATCTCATCCCATAGCTCGTCAGTCTCCTTGTACAAGTCTGCTTCACTGTCAGCCATGATACCAACTATCTCGTTTATGTTGGTTTTGTTTTGATCAATATCTCTGATCATATTTACTTTATCTGCTGTATTGCTCTGAGCGTCTAGTATTGCTACAGTCTCTTCGAGATTAGCTATTATAGATGCTTGCTCTGAAGCATACCACACCATACCACCCAATGAACTACAGATGATACCAATTACTGCTATATTTACTTTAGGTAACTCCATCTACTCTACCACTTCTTACATGACCAGTATCGTGCAGTCATCTTATCTTTAGCTGTATCACATTTATGCCTTGCACGAAAAGATTTTCTACGTTTAGGGTTATTCTTTTTGATTGTCATGTTGGCATCACCAAACCTGATGATCTTTTCTTTACCACCCTGACAAGCCTTGACAACAAACTTCTTGCCGCCAGAGACCTGACGCTTAGGGCTGTTGCACTTCATCTTTGATTTGTCTATCTTAGCCACGATACCTACCGAATGTTATAGTTTTTAAGAAGCCTCTCCATATCTCTATAGGTGACGGTAGCATCCACCCTAGTACAGCTAGTAGTATCATCCACATAGGTATGTCTTGGTTCAGTACCTTGACGTTACCTGCATCACCATCAATGCTGAACGCACCCTCTGACTGATTGACGTTTACGTTCTCACCTGATATGTCTCTACTCTGGTCAATAGCTGACTGATTGTTTTCTTTACCTATCTGTGTGTTGGCGTTGACGGATGTACCATCGCCTTTGCCTCCACCACCAAAGCTACTCATCAGTGCCAAAGGTGACAGACAGCCACCCAAAAATAATACGAGTGTTAGTGCTAGTGCTAGTCTCATCAATCTAGTTTCCCTAAGTTAATTTCCCAAGAAGTTCCTTGACCTTCTGGAACACCTAAAGCTGCAGCCCATATACGTAACCTTTGAAGGTAGGGTCTTGGGTCTCCGTTCTCGTCAGTTAAAACTTCAGTCGATAGTTCTCTGTACTTATCCATATTTCCAGCTTCTTTATGTACTAAAGCTTGCTGAAGTTTTGTACCTAATGGTCCAGTGTTAAAATCGTAAACATCTCTAACTATTAACTCACCTTGTTCATTTAAAAATACGTTACCATCAGCAGTTTGACCAATTAAGGTAGCCATTCTAAACTCAGGTGATGTTACTGTTCCTGTAGCCATAGTAGTAATGTCTTTCATCAACACACTCTTTTCCTCAAAACCCCAATCTTCATAAGTAAACTTACTACGTCCTTCATCTAAAACTTTTTTAGCTGCGCTCTTTATAACGGATACGTCTGCTGGTGTAAAGTCATCAACAGTTAAATTTATTTTTCCATTGTTGTTCATAAACTCAGCAAACTTAGAAGCATTTACAGGTAAAACAGGGCTAAAAAAATCTAGTACAGGAATTGCTACAGTTGATAATACCTCAGGACTAGGTATAAGAGAAGAAGGATTTAAAACAGGTAAGTTATTATCTGTCTTTTTCTCCTGAGGTTTTTGATCCACATTAAAAGTAGGTATATTTGGCTCAGGAATCCTGCTTACCATAGAAGACACACTTTCTTTTATATCTGTAGACTCAGGTACTAATTCATAAGCCGCTTCTGCAGCATCAGCTACAACCTCTGCACCACTAGCCATAGCTTGAGATGCACTATTAACAACAGTGTCAAAGAAAGATGGACCCTCTTGAACAGCTTTAGTTCCACTTTCTACTGCAGCATTTACAGCAGTCTCTACTAGTTTACCTGTATTCCAACTACTTGCCACTTCTAACCTCTGCTATTAACTTATCAAGGGTTGGGTTATCTACATACTTAAAACCTTCCCAAACTTTTCTAAGGTTTTGCCTTTGTTGAGCACTTGTCTTACCTCTACCTATGGCATCTCTAGCTAAAAACAAAAACATTTTGTCTTGTGTCGCTTTATCAAATACAGTATCATCAGATAAACCCATCTGACTTGCTACATTTCTAAGAGTAGTTCCTACTATTTGGTATTTACCCATAGGTGTAGAGGTTTGACCCTTTTTGTAGGCTTCAGTACTCTCTGGTAGCCTAGTCTTTACGTATTGACCATACTGATTAGACGGTTGAGAGAAGTTATAGAGTTGCCCTAGTGTCATAGTTGACACCTTGGTTCCTCTAAACGGTGTGTTACCTGTCTCAGAGTTAGCAAACAGTGTGTCATAACCTTGAGCTTCTACTTTTTCTAGGGTCTTTTGAGTTGTAGAGTTAGGTTGTAAGCTTGCTTCAACTAGTTTTCCTGTGTTCCAACTACTAGCCATGTCACTGTTTCTCATACAACATCCCGTCGTCGGGATCAATGAAAAAAGAGCCGCTAGGAAGATTATTAAAAGCAGCCTCCGCATCTTTGTTACTCATTCCTTCTGTAAATGTAAATGGATTTTCTTGTGTGAACTTTCTACTCGTTGCTGGTCCACTTTCTAATTCTTCACTTGGGCCTATTTGAGTAGTTCCCTTTTCTTGGGCTATCAGTTTCATACCCTCAAATTTAGTAGGATCACCACCAAGTTTTCTCCAAGCCTCTGAGTACTTGCTTGACATTTGGTTTATATCAGTTATCTCTTTGTAGTGATTACTATATAACATAGTATCAAAACCTTTACCACGAAGCTCAGTTTTTTCAGAATTTTCTAACTTGGAAAAATCATCCTTAATCATTCTAAAAATATTACCACCGTAGTGTTCGTCAGCAAAAGCTTGAACAGTACCATCTCTAAGAGGTTTTGGACCTGTTGTTTTAAAACCTATAGTTCCTTTTTCTTTTATTTCAAACACGCTGGTTTGTGTAACACCAGACATAGCAGTAAAGAAACGATTTGACTGTTCCTGTAGAGCGTTTAAAAGTTGTCTCTTTGCTACCTCTACACCATCAGGATTAAAAGGTTTTACTGCTTTAAGTAATTCAAAAGTTTTATTACTGAATAGTCCTTTCTTAGGATCAAATAACATATTTAAATCTAAAGGTAAATCTGTTGTAGCTGCAATTAAAGCCGATCTGTCTATACCTTTTAGTAATAAGTTTCTAGCGTTCTCATCTGATTGCATAGCTGAAGCTTCTAGAGCTAGTATTTCAAATGTAATTGAGTAGTCTAGGTTACTTATCCTAGCTTTATCAGACATCTCCTCAACTTTTGTAATAGAGTTACTTGTATGTAATTCAGTAGTAGTGTTAAGACTTGACTCTGAATCTTCAATATTTAAATCGTTAGGTAAATTTTCAAACACTTCTAGAGCTTCATAACCTATGTCATCACCTGACACACCCTTCATTATAGCTACAACCTCAGGGTAACTCTTGTTCAACACAACTTCAGAGAGTTTGTCTAGGTTTCCTAGGATAGCCCTCTGCAGTGTAAGGTCTACATCAGTAGCTTCTAGCTGCTTGACAATAGCTAAGTCAACTTTGTTTAGTGTGTCACCCTTGAGTTTATTTAATATTTCTGTATCGTAGTTTGTTACAAACTGTACAAGCTCATCAAGCCGATCTATTCGTTTTTGAATCCCTTGGAACTCCTGATCTGACACACCTCTAGGTTGTATAAATTTACCTTTGAGTATTTGTATCTGACCTTTGAGTTGTTGTAAACTCTCAGGGCTTACATTACCACCAGCTATCTCTATTGATAATGCCTTTAGTCCAAGTTCCCTTGTGTTTTCCAAGGTGTTTATCATCATCGTTTCATTCTGAGTAAACTCAGCAGCAGACATTGTGTTAGCGTTGGATATAACTAATGATGCAGTTTCTTGTTGGGCTATTAAACTTATAGCTTTCTCAAGCACTGCTGAATCTGTAGGATTCTCCACACCATCAGCTAGTAGTTTGTCTCTGGCTAGGAATACGTAAGCTGGATTTTCAGATAGCTTCTGATTCATCATGTTGAGTGATTCTTGGTAAGGATCAACATTGAGGTAGTCTACGTCTACACCAGTTGTAACCTTGACTAACCTAGATACATTCTCATCTATCTTTAGACCTTGTTTGGAGTACTTAGTTATAAGACCATTTAGACCAGTTCTTACGTTAAGATCACCCGATCCTTTAAGACCGTCAAGCTCTTTAGAAAACTCTGCATATAGCTGTCTATTTATAGAACCTTCAGAAGGTTGTTTACTTGTCGATGTCATACCGTCTAAGACACCAAACAAACCTTTACTTAGTGCGTTGATACCTGCAGCAGCAGCACCCATTTCCGTAGCACTAGGGTACGTAACACCCTGAGCATAGCTTGCTCCTGCATCACCAATGTCTACAGAGTAAGAATCAGCCATAATATTTCCTTAATACATTTGTTGAGATATAAGACCAGCTTCAAAGCCTAGGTCTAACCTTTGAGCATTTCTTAAAATGTCTGGTATTGCACCTGCATTTACAAGGCTATCCTGAAGTGATACCTTTAGCTCGTTTGACAAGTTAGATGCCCATAGTTCATCTGATATTTCTTGCCATAGTTTTGTTCCTCTTACCATATCACGTTCATCACCCTTTGTCAAGAGTTCAATAGCAAGAGTAGCCTTTCCATTAAGTCTATTTCGTAAATCTTTATATACTTTATTTTTCTTATAAATTATTTCTTTGACATCATAGTAGTTTTGTACTGGTGCAGGAATAGCACCAAACAATACTGCCGCAGCAGCCTCTGGTGGTAGACCGCTTACAGCTAGTTTTCTAGTTCTACTTCTGTAGTTTCCTGATTCTATCAGTTCTCTTATCTTAACAGCTTTATCTACAGTTGACAAGTTACGTAAAAGTTGCGTTAAGTCTTCTCTCACTGATTCGGTTCTACCACCGTACATAGCTCTGATAGCATTGGATGCCGCACTCTTCATGTCACCAAATATCTCACCAGAAGGACCGAACAGTGTTGTAATTAGTGACTCTTCCATGAGTTTTCTGTGGGTGTCTTTTATCTGACCTAAAGGTGCAGCACGTTCAGCATACGCAGTTTCAGTACCTATACCCCAACCCAAAAGCTGATCAAATAGACCGTATTTTATTTGATTAAATCTTTCTAGTGCAGCAGGGTCATCTGGGCTATAACCCATCTTTTCTATTATGTAACCTGTAGACTTACCTAGACCAATACCTGTCAAACCCCACATCGGCCCCATAACTAGGAACATTCTACGCCTTTCACCTGCTGTAAAGTTCTTGCCTATAGCAATGTTTTCCATAGCTCGTAAACTAAATGTTAGCCATTGTGTAGGTACTCTCATTGGACCTGACTGAGCAAAGCTTCTGGAAGCTGTAGTCATTCTAAAGGTTAGGTCTTGTTCTCTGTTGGTAATCCAAGTCTTACCTGCAGGAGATAAAGGACTAATATCAGGGCGTTTTACTCTGTGTTCTAGAAAGGCTGTAATTATACCTGTCATACGTGAGGCTCTCTCACCCTCTCTAAAGAACAATGTTGACTTATCTAAGAATGTACCTACAGACTGTTGAGCTTTTCCTACTAGGGTACTAGCCGCACCAAACTTTTGTGGAGCCTGTAGTTCTATAACTTGATTGTCAATGATATTACGTCCACTCTGATCAATGTACTTAACAAGAGTATCTATCTCAGCTTCTTCCATACCTGTAGTTTTAGCTAGACGTTTTATAGCTAAACTTCTAGTAGCACTATCAGGTAAGTTGGCTATCATCATCATAGGTACTGACAACCCTAGAGCTTTCATCCCAGCCTTAGGTGATATACCTACTATAGTCGTGCTATGCAGACCTTGTAGTATAAGCTGATCAGGGTTAAAGAAACCAAACTTAGAATAGAACCCCACCTGAAGCAGTCGTGAAGCAGGGTCAGTTTTAGCTAGGTCTAACTTTAGCCCTGTTTGCTCGAATACAGCCTCAGTAGCTGACCTTGTAAAAGTCTCCCATTTGTCACTCAACCAAGTAGGGTGATTTAGTCTACGTTTTATTACATCTTGTTGTTCACGTAGTTGTGCAGCTATGTCATTGAACTTGCCTGTCTTGGTTACTTCGGCTTTCATAAACCTAGACATAGGGTCTAGCCCTTGTATCTGATCCCAGTTCTTGATCAGACCTTCATTGACACCAGCTAGTTTATTCCAACCGTCTATAGCGTTTTGTGTAGCTGCACGATTAGCGTACCCATATACTTCTGAACCAAACTGATCAGCGATAGCTGAGATAGGGTTGTCATTTGTAGCTTTCTTACCACCAAACTCCATAAGAGGTGTGTCACCACGCCTCATACGTTGGCTGTTTAGTGTTGTACTTACGTCTTCGCCTACTGAGATACCTGTGCGAGTAGGATCTTCACCTGCCTCTTTGATAGATATTTGCTCATCTCTAGCTTTAGCTGCAAACTTCTCATTGAAGTTAAAATTGTACTCTCTACCTAGTTTTTGTAAATCCTCTAGGTCTGTTATGTGTCTGTTCCAAGTGTTGTTTGCACGTATTACATCACCTAGATCATCGTACTCAGCCTTAGATAGAGACAACTGTTGTAAGTCTACAACGCCATTGCTTCTCATAAGCTCATCGACTTTTGTTGAGATAGTGTTTATTTGCTTTGCTGCAGTTTGTATCTGATCCTTACCGAAAGACCCAAGTAAAGTTTTGAAACCTACGGACGTAGACTTACCTGAGGCTAATCTCTGCTCCTTGACAGTACCTAAGAACCACCTAAACTGTGCGTTAGTCCTAGGACCACCAATGTTGTAAGGCATAATGTCGATACGCTCTAGAACTCTAGTGGATTTGACGTTAGTAAAGTAAACATGATCAAGATAAGGCTCAGGTGTCTTATAAAGTATCTGATCACCTGTTAGCTTTTCTCTTCGGATTGGCCTTAGTGTAGACAAATCAAGAACAAACTCATCGTCTACCTGTCCTGCACCTACTTTATAAGCTACAGTCTCGAAATCGTCAGAAAACTTAGCCATAACTCCGTCTAAAGCTACTGCACGTTTTAGTCTAGCAGAAGATTGAATGTGCCAAGCTGCGTCATTTATATCAATTACTGCGTCATACGCTGCTATAGTGTTTTTACTAGGAGCTTTACCGTAGTATGTCTTGTATAAGCTTTCAAAAGACTCTTTAGTTGGTGCAAACCTTAGGTAAGAAAGATCACCATCACGTAATTTTGTAAAGAAATCGGACAAGTTTTCTAATTCTTTACCTTTTACTGCTCTTATTGTTTTCTGGTAAGGCTTTACTAGGTCTCCTACCAAGGCTTGCCCTGCCTCAGCCTGTAAAAACTTAGCACCTAACCTGTCTCCTAGTCGTATTGTTGACGCACCAAACATTTTGTTGATTGCATCACCAATGAAACTACCTTTTTCAACTATCTCAGCCATTGGTGCAGCTTCAGAGATGTCTAATCTTTTTTCTGTCTCAATAAACCAGCCTCTACCTTGCTCTCTTTTGACAACATTTAGGCTAGGGTCTGTAGCAGCTATGGCTTCAGCGTCCATTTTACGTCTGAATGGTGCGCCTGTACCATCTTTACCCATTCGTACTACAACTTTATAGTCATCAGAACCTTCAGCTATCTTTACAAAGCTCTTCATAGCGACATTGTTTGTCTTAGCTGCGACATTTCTTGCTGTAGTACTAGCTAACTCATCAATTATAGTTTTAGGAAGAAGCTCACCAAAGCTTCCTCTTCTGTTTGCTAACTCTAATTCTTCTACAATTCTATTTTTTAGGACACCTTGTCGTGTAGCAACCTGACTAGGACGTTCTACTGGTCCTCTCACAGGGTCTAAGTCTTCAGTTAGTGTACGTCCTGCGTTTATCTGGTCTGTTTGAGCACCTAAGTCATCAACTAATTTTGTTGCTGCATTGGCTGCTTGAACCTCATCACCCATTACAGCTACGGTATCTAAGGGTGACCTTGATTTAGTAATGCTTAGAAGTTTACTTGCTTGTTCAGCAGAAGTAGTAAATGTCTTTCTACCACCAGATACAGCAGCAGTTATTGGTCCTCTTACAACTTTTGTAGTACCTAATGTAGCAATGTCCACCACACCAAAGACTGCCATAAGACCAGCCATAGGATCGTCACCTAGATATGTAGCATCATTAGCTGCTTTGTACAGGTTCCAGATACTATCTTCAGAAAAGATACCTTCTTCCTTACGATCCTCTATGTACTCCATAGCCCACTTTTCAAAATCTTCAGCATTGAGAGAGTTGAAAGCATTACGAATGTCTTGACCTTCTCTGTTTGATCTAAAGGTTACATTCTCAAAGGCTCCTATTGTAAGCTCTCTTAAAACATTAACATCTAGAAAGGACAAGACTTTAGAGATACCTGACTGATCATTCTTTTCTAATTCTCTCTGAAGCATATTGTTCCAGAGTGTCATGTTTGTCAGTGTTCTCGAAGCTGCAGGACTAACATCATTATCAGCTAACATCAAGTTCTGAATGAGAAGGTACTCAGGGATAGACATATCGTCACCCTTCTCAGTCCTGTCCTTGATTAACTCAGCTACCTCGTCAACTTCAAGGCCATCTCTGTAGCCTTGTTCTATTGCTATTGCGTAGTCTAGGTTCAAACCTTCGTTCTTAGCTATAGTCTGTGAGCTTTCGTCACCTGCTGCACGTTCAGCCTCAACCTGATCTACAGGTATATTAGTAGTAATAGCTATCTCCTGAGCCTTCTGTCTTTCAACAAGGCTTCTAGGATTAAAAGGTTCTTTTTCAGGAAAGTCTAGAGTTTGTGCTCTTAGTATTTCTTCGTTAAGAACCTTTTGATTTAAGGTTAAAAGAGATACCATTACTTTCCACCACCTCCTGCTGGGTATTCATTTTGAGAACTAAAATCAAATTGATTTAAACTAGGTAAAAGCATAGACCCAAATTTAAAACCTAAACCACCTAAAGCAGCAGAATACTGAGCTTGCCCACCTAGTATAGAAGCTTGTTGAGTAAAAGCTGACCTTTGATCACTAAGACCCGACATCATAGAACTAAAACCTAAGTTAGCCCCTAGTTGTGAAAATAGAGAACCTCTTAAACCTCCCATCCCTGATACTGCATCTGCTGCTCCTGCTCTTCTTTGAGCCTGTTGAGCTTTAAATGTTCTTAAAGTAGACCTTATAGCTGCTCTACGTTGTCTAGTTACCTGAGCAGCTTGTTGTCGCTGTTGAACTTGAACAGCCCTAGTCGTAGCTTGTGCTGAAGCAACAGCTTGTTTACTCGACTTAACAGTCTTTGCAACACCATAAGTTGTTGCTGCTGCTCCACCTACTAAAGCTGCACCTGCTAATGCACCACCGCCTACAATACTTCCTACTGCAGCAAGTCCTGCACCTATTGCTGTAAAAACTGCCATATTATATTTCCTTTATGTAAGCTGTTTCTATAGGTTTATAACCTTTACGTTTAAATAACACACCTGCTCTACTGCTAAGGAGGTTATCTAACTCTGATAGTCTAGCAAAGTTACACCCTACTTGTTTAGACCAAAGAGTATAATCGTTTATTAGTTTCATTGAAGTCTTCCCATTTCTGTGTTGAGGATCAATCCAAAACATTAACTCTTGAGCAAACTTAAAGTCATTAATAGGTATCTCAGCAACCATAGCTATAAGAGCACCTACTATCTCATCATTATGGTCTATTACTTTTACAAAACCTACTTCGTGATCTATTAAAGTAGTAATTAGTTCGTTAATCTTGTTAGTGTTTATCTTAGACCAAGCTGGATGAGGTATTTCTTTACAGAATTGTTTTACTGCTAGGACAATATCCAAGACATCCTCTTGGGTAGCATCCCTGATTATGTATTCAGTCATTAGTAACGAGGGTTCCTTCCTTGTACCAAGCCCCAACCTAGGAGCAAGAAGTCTTTACCCTGTTCACTTTCGTATTTAAGTCTCATGGATCGTCCGTGTCCACGTATTTTTACTCTTGAAGTTATAACATCATCTGGATAGTTGAAGTCATTTAAATTACTGTTGTTAGGAAATAAAGGAAACTTTAATCTATATATCTCTTGAGCAGTACCAAAGTCCTCAGCAAAATCCCAAGCAGCAGAAACTTTCAGACCTGACGGTCTTACAGCAGTATACCCATCATTTTCGTTACCTGTAAAGCCTGTCTCTGTTACTCTACAGTATGTTACAATGTAGGGTGCGTTCTTTTTAGTTACCAAGTCTCCTACAAAATCGTAACCTGTCTCAGCAAAAGATGTGTAGTTTGTTGTTGTCCAATCAAGAAAAGTAATACTTGTAAATGCACCAAAGGTTATCTTGTTGTTTGACCCTTCTCTACAGATAAGAACAATAGCTGAATCACCTGTGTTAGTATTAGATATTTGTGTAGACACAACATCGTTACCGTTGGATAGGACAACATCATCTGCACCGTTGTTTGATGTTACATCTAGGTCTACTTCACTAGCACCATACCCTGAGTAAAAAGCTACACCAACTATAGCGTCAGTGTTAGAGTCTTGGTCAGATACTTTCCAAGGAAAGAAAGCTTGAAGAGGTACATCAAGAATTAAAAAGTTATTAAGTTTAGAGGCTATAGTTTCATCTTTATTAGGATAACCCCAGAATATTCTTTTATTGATAGCGTCATAAACTGCAGTTACTTTTAGTTTAGCATCTGCATCAATAGCATCCCAAAAGGTTTGAACTGTAGGAATAGTTAAGTTTCGTTCAGTACCTTGTCCTGACACTGGGTCTGTTACAAGTGTGTGTATTCCAAATCTTGACCACCAATAAGGAATACCTTCAGCTTCTACGAATGTTTGAGGTTGTAAAATTCCAACCCTAGTAACCCTATTAACAGAAAACTCTGTAGCTCTAAATACTCCATCGACACCAGAAATTTGCCAAACACCATTTTCAGCAAATACAAAGAGAGAGTTTTGGTAAGCGTAAAGTTTTTGTATTTTAACAGCGTCAGGTATTCTTAATTCACCACCGTCTGTAGCAAATAAATCTGATATAAATTCTGAAGTAGGATCGTTCTGTTGGTGACAAGTTCCTAAGTCATCTACTGTTTCAACAACTTTAGAAAAAAGTATAGTTCCTGCGTTTTCTGCACTGTCAATACCTGCGTAGAATACTCTTCCAGAAAAAGACTCAGCGCATCTAAACCTAGAAGTTTCTGTGTCCGTAGGTTTAGTTAGTCCACTGAGTCCTGAAGCTGTTGCTCTGTCTTTAGTAAAAAAGTCTAATATAAAATGGCCGTTACCTGTTAGTGTAGTACCACCATAAATTTTTTCCCATTCTGCACTATCGTAGTTACCGTCACTATCTTTGCCTGAAAACCAAGGGTGAGTAAGTCTTTTAGTTAAGTCTGAGGGAGCACCATTACCTGTATCCCAACCTGCATTTTTTGCGTCATACTTTCTATTTTGAGATGGAGAACTATCATTATTAAAATATGTACTTGTATCTCCTTGAAATTCAAAGTCTCTAGTTTTAAAGTTTATTTGAGTTACAGTAAATGTTCCTGAACTATACTGAATAGCTATAGTGTTTATCTCAGGTGACGATACAACTAGAGTACCCTTGATTGATGTAAACTGACATTTAGCTGTATCAGCACCGTTAGAACCAGACTGTTGAAAAGACGCTAGGTTTACTGAGTTGGACTCTACTTGATTAGAATAAGGTAAAGCTCCTTTATTATAGAAGAAAAGAGTAGCCCCTTTTTGAAGAACCAAAAACTCTAGGTCAGCGTTGCCGCCTACGTTCACCCAATCACCTGTGGCTGTTTGCTCTGCATCACTAAGAGTAAAAGAGGATAAAACATTACCTGTCTCATACTCTACACCTAACCGTCTACGTCTAGTACCATCTCTACGTAGATCACAGTTAAGTTCATCAACAGAAGCACCCTCAGGAAATGTAAGTTCAGCAGCCTCAGTTATAAGACCCTTGACAAAGTTATTAGTTGCTTTCTGACTTAGACTTTGAGCCATTGCGTTCTTTCTCACGTTGGTCTGCGTATTCGTTACGCTGAACAGTTTTGGTCTTTACTTTGTTTCTCAAGTAATGTTCTACAGCTTCTTTACCTTTGTCTAAACTAGAGTACCTACCTGACAACTCACTAGGTACAGAACCTTTTTCAAACTTTACTCTAAAAAAACTGTATCCGCTTTCTTCTTTATGCACATAAATCTCTGACACCATTTTGTCAGACTTTATGACACAGCGTTGGTTTACTGTATCAGTTTCTATATCTATCATCAAGTTCTTCCGTACTGGTTTCTTGAAGCTTGTCTAGTTTTATACTGATCGTTCTGTACGTAAGACTTTAATCTACGTGCAGCTTGTTCAACTTTAGGATCAGAACCACCTTTGAATAGACTCATGGAAGCTGACTTAGCCTCAGCTAATAGTAAAGGCATTAGTGTTTGATCTAAGTCTATGACAAAACTATCTGTTTGACTAAAGGTTGGGTAGATAGAACAGAAAGCTCTTGTTTTGTTTGATGCTAAGTTAGCTTCTACTGAAGCATCGTAGGCATCCATAATAATATGGTTGTCGTTGAAAGAGGTGTAGTAAGATGGGTCTCTATCGTTGCCTACAAAGAGTTCTGCTGATTGGTCAACAGTAGTGACCTTTTTACCAGTTTGATCCATTCTGTTTAAGAACACAAGAGGCTCTACATAAACTATTTCTCTGTAGTCAGGAACAGAGGCAGTTCCTATATTGTAGTCAACACGTATCAATTCCTTTGTTCTTGCAGGATAAGTAAAGTGTGTGGGTCTTGCAGTACTTGTTAGAGAAACCAAAGGTATTAGTTTGTTATGTTCTGGTATACTTCTAGCAGCAATTATGTTGAAGTAAGTGTCTTCTACTACTGAGGCTACCTGTTGAGCCTCTACTGTGTCAGCTATAGCGTTGACATCTTCTGAGTCCATATCAGACAAAATAGATTGTACAACTTGTAATAGGGTGCTTTTCATTATGATCCATCCACGCAGACAACTATGCAAGCTTCAACGTGTGAGCTTGGTGCACCTGCACACGCTATCTTTATAAAACTTCCTGCTGCTACTGTGTTGTTTGATGAAGGCGTTAGTGTATCTACGTCACCTGCAGCAGAACCTGATTGAGTTATAGTAAGGGTTCCCATTGAAGAACCCGATGAGTTAGTTACAGTAAATACAGCATCTCCACCAGAGATAGCTGCTGTCAAAGCACTTTGTATTTTAGTTACAGTTCCTGCGTAAGGTATAGGCACATAAAGATTACTTGCAGTAGAAATGTCTGGAAACTGAACTGTTAGTATTGCTTGTCTAGATGTCCAAGTACCTGAGCCAGAACCGTTAGCTAGGTAAACGTCACCACTACTTGCTGAAGCAACGCCTTTAGGTTCATGTAAAAAAGGATCAGAAAGAGTAGAGTGGTTTACGTTTGCCATTAATATCTCCTAGGGAATAAGTAGGGTGCTCCCGAAGGAACACCCAAAGCTTTTAAGGCTCGATGTATTCGATAACCAACTTGGCTTCACCAGCAGTAAATGCTGCTGTGCCATAGATAGCTTCGACATAAACATCGTTAGCTCCAACAGTCGCTGTACCGCCTACTGCTGCACCGTCACAAGCTACTGCTTTGTTAGCTGCAAGAGCAGCCAAAGCAACAGTTGCGTCAATGCCGTCAGCATCTACGACAGTACCATCTTGCTGGTAAGTACCTACTGTCAATGTAGCTGAACCACCTGAGGTGAAAGCTGTTGTGACAATAAGACTAGCAGAAGTGATGTACGAACCTGCTGGAATGAAAGCATCGTGATCCTGTGGGGTTGCCACAGATGTAGGAACTTCTGTTCCTGTGATATTCATCACTAATGATTTCTTTTGACTTGAAAGAGAAGTTCCGCGCTTTGCTGGAGTTCCCTGTTCACCTGCGGTAAGAACTTCTAGACCGTCTGCGTTTACATAACTCATTAGTCTACCTCCTTACGCTACTGTTGGTTTCGTGACAACACGAACCATGTTTTCAGGACGATACAACTTGACACCATAACGAGCAGTTGTTACAAACTCGTGTCTTTGGAAGTCTTTGTTGAAATCATAGTCAACCTGAGGTTGCTGTCTGAACGCACCGATAAATGGGTTTACAGACTGATCTGCTGAGAAGAACAAGTTTACTTTACCATTGGTAGATGAGTAATCTTGGTTCGCACCAGCTAGGTCTGGTAGTGCGTTATCGGTTGCGTCTGGTAGGAAGTTTGAGCAGTATACATCAAACCCATATACGTTTGCTACGAAACGCATACCAGTTGCTATACCGTCACGAACTAGTCCTTCGAAACGTGGGTTGTTTGACACGTTTACGATGTTGCTCAGTGTGTTAAGTGTATACTCAACAGACGGATCAACGATGGCTACCAAGTTGCTGTCTGGCACGTTCTGTTTTTTCAGAGCGAAACGTGCGTAAGCAAACTCTTTCAAGGTGATAACTTCACCTGTACCTGTTGAACCAACGCGCATTGAAACGCTATTGATTGATTCGGCTGAGTTAGCAGATACGCCAGACTCAGGGGCAGCGAGAGTGGTTGTCTCGAAGTGCTCCATGATTGCACGTTCTTGTTCTGGTACAAAGCGTGACATTAATTCTGAAGAATAGAATGTGTCTTGCTCTGCTTTCTTTGTCATATAAGTAGCTGATGATAGATACTTATCGACTGTGAATGTGAAGTTACCTGTGTCGAGTGGACGATAGGTGACCGCACTATCTTCTGAGTAGTTGTCTACCTGTGCCTGACCGATAGATGGGATGTTGAATGTGTTTCCGTCAGGAAAACCATCAAGCATACGCACATACCGTTGTGCCATCATCTCGTCACGCAGAATTTCTTTTAATTCTGATGAATAGACCTGAGCACGTTGCAGGAACGAGGTATTAGATGTGGTCATTGCCATGTCTAAGTTCCCTTAATTATGCACCAAACTTTTCGCCAAGACGTGATTTGTCCTCGAACATTTGTTGTTGCGTCTTAGCAGAATAGTACAAGTTACGATTTTCTCTACGTAGTTTTTGATAGTAATCGAAATTACGCTCCGTAGAGGACTGCATATTGACACCTTCGGTTCGAACTGATCCAGCAACTATAGGGTTGACAGGACGTTTGTTCTCACCAATAAGAGCGAAGAAGGCGTTGGGTGACTCAGCAGCAATATCACGTAAACGATCTATTGACATACCAAGCTCTTCAGCTTTCTTTTCGATTTGAGCCTTGGCTTCAGTGCCAAAGCTTCCCTCTAGTTCTTTATCAACAAGTTGTAGGTTGCCTTGAACTTTGGCTTCCAACTCTCGCTGACCTAGTGTCTTTTCTACAAGGCTCTTCAGGTCTTCCTCACTAAAGGTTGCAGTGGTGTTCTGTTCTTTAGTGCTACTGTTATTATTAGGCACTTCATTAGTCGCTGCAGTAGTTTCAGCGGCCTTGGTCTGAAGCTGATCGAGAACTTCGTTTTTGTATTCCTGTTTCTTCAAGTCTTCCCTCATTTGACTGAGTTGGTCTTCAAGATTTTTAATGTAACCATCAGCTTCTAATTTGCCTTTGGCTAACACTTCAGGGTCTTTCCAGTTCTCACCTTTTGCCTGTACAAGTTTATCAAGAAAAGATTCCTGTTGAGGGGTTTCCTGTCCTTGATTCTCGTTGTTCTGATCTTCCTGTGTGGTTGCAGTATTATCAGTAGTAAATACCATAATGTTATTCCTTATCTAGGTTAATAAGATCGAGCACTTGGGTTAGTGCTCTGTTGTAGCCGATACGATCAGCCATTTTGTGTGACCAAGAAGGACTGTCATAGTCAGCCCCAGTTGGTCTATCCTCAAGCATAGACTCAAGAATCTCTTCGAGAAGCAGAAGACTTTCTGAGTTGGACATAATCTTTTGTTTGATCTTGTCCTTGTCTTCTTGCGTCTTACATTTTTTAAACCAAGCAGCCTTCATTTATTTCTTTTTAGGCTTTGGCTTCTTTTTTATTGGTGGTTTCTTTTTTGATCCATACATATTATAGCCCTTTCTCTATAGCTATTTCTTGTTCTTCTTCAAACTGTACTTCAGCTTCAGTTGTAATACGTTGAGTTTCTAGTTGTTCAGAAACTGTGACGTTATCACCAAATAGTGCTGGTTCACCTAACTCGTCTGCTAGGATTCTAGCAAACTCTTTACCTGACAGGTGGACAGCAACAGTAGGATCGGCAAGTTTAATCTGATAGAGTTGAGTTAGGTTCTGCACTCTTTGCGCTCTTTCAGCAAAGTGTCTAGCACCCATAGGTACAATCTTGCCGTTAGCCATGATGTCTTCTTTTGTAATCTCTTCAAAGAAGAACACACCTGAGTCCTCATTAAGAACTCTTATTGTATCTGCGTAGTCCATGTTACGTCTAGCAGCTTCTATCATTCCGTTTAGGATAGGCTCTAGAAATACTCTTTCAAAGTGTGCAGTCTTGTGTTGGAAGATACGCCCTGCTGCAGTCATTAACTGCTGTACTTCAAAGGCTGTCTTCTCACCTGCACTACGGATACCCATAGCTTCTCTTGGAGCACCAGCCATCATCTCCATCTTAGCTTCTAGGTTCTGTATTTGAAAGTCAGCGTTTAGTGCTGTTGGGTCAGGAGCTAAGTAACCTACGTCACCCTCATCACCCATGTATATACGTGCTGCTGGTTCAAAATCAAAGTCTTCTACGTCACCTCTAATCTTTATAATAGGATAAGCTATCTGATCAAAGACATCTGCCTTTAGGTTTTCTAGATGGTCTATTCTATACTGCATACCAACAAGATTGTCAAGTGGCCCCATAGCATAAAGATTGTCTGGACGCTCTCTCCAACCTGCGTGGTAGATTGGTGACTTACCTAACCAGCTAGGGTTCTGCTCATTGTATATTACGTAGGCTCTGTCTACAATAGTTATAACTCTGTTCTTATGGAATACGTCTGCTTCAGCGTCATAGATGTCACCGTAGAATGTCATAAGTTCTACAAAGTTTGATTCGTAGTATTCATGTATACTGGTAAATCCATCAGCAATAAATGCCTGTGATTTATCCATATCAACTTCACTAGTGCCGTACCCTGCTACTGTAGTTCTGTTAGTTACCATTCTTTCAAAGATTTGTTTTAAGTAATCATTCTCTACAGTCTCTTCAATCTTTCTTGATAGCTCACCCATGCTCATCATAGTTCTGACAATCTTGGGGCTTTCACCAAAGTCTGCTGCTAGTGGATTAAAACAAATATCAAAAGGACTAATACGTACAAGTTTTGGTCCTACATAATTTACCGATCTTTCACCGTCTTCATACTCAGTAAAATCTCTAACAAACTCTACAGTAGCAAAACAGTTACCGTACTGAATGTAATCATTAATAAGTTTACTTACAGTGTTTTCAAAATCAGACTGACGTATTTTGTTTTCCATATAAGCTTGGATAACATCTCTTTTGTTTTTTGTGCTTGAGTCTTCATCGTGAGCTTCAAACCTAAAGAAACGCTTCTGAGGAAACAATGCTGAGAAATAGTTAGCGTGTAAGTTATCAGCTATTTGTGTTAGCTTTGGTGTAGTTGTACTGTTAGTCCAAGGTAACTTACTGTTAGACGTAGTGCGAGTATCAGTAGCGTAAATGTAATTACGTAACTCTTTCCACTCTTCTGTCTTTGTTCTCTTTGCGTTGTTCCATTGTGTCCAACGATCTGCAATGTCTTCTGCTAAACCGTGAGGATCAATCATAGTCTGCAGGTCAAAAGTTGTTCCAGCCATTAGAAGGAAACTCCACCAAATCTTGAGTTAAACTGTACCACGTTATCTCTACTCCTACGTATTACTCTGGCTGGTTTGACAGCCATGTCAACAACAGAAGCTAGAGCATCAATTATGTCATCATGTACAGGGTTTCTTGATGACAACTCTTCTTCTAATAATTGAGTATTACCACCTCTGTAATGCCAGATACTTAGATTATCATAGCGTGGCTCAAGTATTGAAGCTATGCGCTCTTGTTTGTTGCCTTGGTTTTTGTTAGGTCTATACTCATCAATACTTATAGCTAGTCCGTGTTGTTTGATAAGCTCTTTGAGTTGCTTGACGATTGCCATTTGTGCGACTGTTGTTTCTGCTCTGAGCTTTCTGAATGACCACTTGTTTGACATATGGAGTATGTTTTCGAAGTAATCAGATATTCTGTCAGTCCTGAATCTGTCGATGTCCAAGACGTATACGTTGTTTTCTGCATCAACACCTATCACAACTATGGCTGTATAGTCAGCACGTTTACTTAAACTAAATGCGAAGTCAACAGCAGCAAAGACGTTTAGTCTACTATCTTTGTAGAACAGGTAGCCGTTATCCTCTCTTACGTGTTTTCTTTCGTAGTACTGAAACTTATCTGGTGATACAGGTACGTTCTCAGGGTCAGTAGGATCGTTGTAGTACTGTGCTCTAAACTGTCCTTTGTCTAGGTACTGACCACGTTTCTTTGCTAGTATCTTCATGTCAAACCCAAACCACTTACCGTCTTTGCGTTGGGTTCTAGGCCAAAGAAACTCACCTGTGCCATCGCCTTGTGCTTCTACAGGTTTCTCAAATACCTCATAGATACTATCCTCACCTATCTTATCACCTCGTATATTGTACTGATCCTCTGTCATCTGTAGTAGATCATTGTACAAGTCAGCAGGATGATACCTAGTTCCTACTACCCACTCTTTAGCCTCAGCGCCTTCAATAGACGAGAGAAGAGAGTATTGACTTTTGACTTTATTGCGTCCTTCGCCTGTGTAAGCATTTTCATACACCACGCAGTCATCGAGGACAGCAATGTCACAATGTAAGCCTGTAAGCGAAGTAGTGAGTCCACCAGTAAAGATCGAAGGGTCTCTAACATTTTCTTTCTTCCTTAATGGATGGTCTAACATAATCTCTGAGTTAGTCCATCGTGTTCGTTTACCTTCATCAAAGTTTACGTGATCAGGCCAATACCTTCTGTATATCTCTGAGGTCAGTATTCCTTTGATAAAACCTAGTTGTTTTTCTGCGAGGTTAGCTGTAGCTGATATGTACAGTATACGCAATGTTGGGTTCTTTGTCAACTCCCAAGCTACTCTAAACGCTATTAATCTTGACTTACCGTGGTCTCTAGGAAAGAGTAAGAGTTGATGTGTCTTTGAGTCAGGTCTTATCCACCAGTTGCAGACATCTTCATGGGCTTGCCCTAGTACCTGCTCTGGTGCTACTAACCTTATGAATGTTACAAGATCACTTTCAGCAGCGATCCTGATTTGATCTAGGGTTGACATTACTCAGCCTCTAAAGCATCCAGCCTAGCTTTGATAGCTGTGTTCTCTGTTTCAAGTGCATCATTTTTTGCAGACAGTTCTTGAACTGCTTTTACAAGCATAGGTATTAGTGCAGATGGTCCTACTCTTTGCCGACCATCAACATCTTCACCCCATAAATCTTTAACGTCTTCTATTTCAGAATGACTATCTATTGCTGCTTTTACTTCTTGAGCAATAAAGCCATGATATAATTCTTCACCTGCACCCATGACTCTATCGTCAGCACCCTCAGTGCCTTCTTCTTTATAAGCAAACATATCAGATGGTAAATCTTTTGATTTTTTCCACCTAAATGTTACTGGTCTAAGATCGTTAATAAACCCAAGTCCTGCAGTAGATGTTTCAATGTTTTCTTTAAATCTTTCATCAGACGGTGCAGATATACTTGTTCCACCAAATAAAATCCTACTATCAGTAGCAGCTTTACCAAAAGTTAAAGATGAGTTTGTAGAACCTGCACATTCAAAACCTAATACAACTTGAGCATCACCACTTGAAGAGCTTGGATGTGCCATTCTACCAATTAAAACGTGATTAGTTCCTGTTGTTAAGTTTGCACCTGCGTGCATGGCGCTAGAGTTAGCAGCAGCATCAGTACCAATAACCACATTGTTACTACCAGTAGTTACTTGTTCTCCTGCGTTATGACCAATAAATACATTATTCATGTCACTAACACTACTACTAAAATTAAAATTTCTTCCTGCACCATTACCAACAGCAACTATTTTTGCGCCTCTTGTATTAGCTCCTAATGCACCATTACCAACAGCAACATTGTTGCTACCATCAGTAATTGCATCTCCAGTGAGTGCGCCAATAAGCACGTTTTGTGAACCTGTTGTTATGTTTTCACCTGCTGCTCTTCCTACTGCAACATTATAAGCGTCTGTAGCGGATGTAAAATTTTGCAATCGTAATGCAGATGAACCTATTGCAACAGAAGAATTACCTTTTGTATCTGCACCTAAAGCACTAACACCTATTGCTACATTGGTATTACCAACAGTTAAAGCATCACCTGCAAGCGAACCTAAAATGGTGTTTTGAACACCTGTTGTAATTGCCCCACCTGCTCCATGACCAACAGCAGTATTATGCATATCTGTAGCACTAGCAGGGTTTTGTGCATCTAAAGCTCCAGTTCCCACTGCAACTGATTTACTTCCTAAGACGTTAGCACCTAATGCGCCCCAACCAACACCTACGTTAAAATCTGCGTCAGTTATAGCATCACCTGCTGTAGCTCCCACTAAAACATTTTCCACGCCTGTTGTTATAGATGTACCTGCGTTATATCCAATTGCTGTATTTTGTGCTTCTGTACCTGCATTAAGAGTTTTTAATGCACGATAGCCAACTGCAACATTTTGTCCATTTGCATCCTCTGTAGCAAGTGCTTCAAATCCAACAGCTACGTTGGCATCACCTGTTGTAATAGCCGCTCCAGCGTTCTTACCAATAGCAACATTATTATTACCACCAGAAACTATAGCTGCTCCAGCACCCTCGCCAAGTTTAACATTGTCTGTTCCAAGTGTTGCTGTAGATATTGACCCATCACTTGAGATTCTCATACGCTCAGTGGGTGATGCTCCGTCAGTACCATCGTTAGTTTTAAAGATCAGGTCAGCTTTCTCGTCATCCGCTGTGCCATCATGTGACGCTTGGATCTGAGCAAGAGTAGAAATCTCTCCACCACTTTGCTCACCTTTAAAGGTAAGGATAGACTCACGTCCACCCTCAGTATCTTCGTGAGTGCGGTTGTGTAGTACTCTGTCGGCTAAGTCTCTAGCTCTGCTCATAATCTAATCCTTACTCTGATGGTCTCATTGACTCAAGGTGTGCAGCATATGCTGTCTTAACTTCATCAGTGAAAATTTGTGCAGCAAAAGCTTGAACATCTGCACTTTCATTCGCTAAATCATCTGCGCTTATATCTGGCATAACAATGTGCCTATGAAATGAACGGCTTATTTCCACACCGTCTCGCTTTACAATCGTTGCGTCTCTTATTTGGATTACTTTCCAATTATTGTTATTAACGATTTCTATTTTATCTTCAACTGTCTCTTCTGTTAGTGCCATTTTAAATTCCTTTTATTTAAACTTTATATGTTCCAGCCATATACACTTCACCACCCGAACTAACTACGTTGTGCATAACTGCACTCCATGAAGAAGCATTACTTTGATGCAATACTGCATAAGCAGTACCTCCAGAAATTAACAAGTGTGGTCCGTAACCAGTATAGGTTCCTATAAAATATAAAGAAATATTTCCAATAGAGTATGGTGATGGTGCAGAAAAAGGTAATCCAGTAAACCACATATTGCCTGAGTAACCAGTATTATTTATAGCTGTCTTAAGCGCCCAAAAATGAACTGTATTTCCAATTTTAGTATAGTGAGCTGGTATTTGTATTTTAGGTGATGAAGAGCCATAATAACCAACCATTTCAAAATTGAATGTTCCCTGTTCGTAATCATCGAGCAGTGAGTCATCAATAGTTACTCCACTACTTGTTTCTGCCGCACTAAAGTCGATACCAATGCCGTCTGTTGCCGCTTTCAAATGACCATCGTGAGTAATTCTCCAACGTTCAGTTAACGCACCGCCATCAGGTTGTGTTCTAAAAGATATACGGCCACTATCCGTTGCACCGTCAGTAACACCTTCTATTTCAGCAACAACTTCACCAGCCCTTTGAAAGTTAATCTGCCCAAGAGTAGAACCTGTTCCAGCATCATTGTGGTCAAAGTTTATCTGCCCACCCTCATCACTTTCAATCTGCAATGCTTTGTAACCAGAGCCACCAGCTTGCGTTGAAACATCAATATTAGCAGTACCAATACCTACGTTACCTAATGAATTTATTCTCATAACTTCGCTAGGTGATGTACCATCATTACCATCATTTACACGAAACATTAATTCACCTGCCTCATCATCAGATGTGCCATCGTGTGCTGCCTCTATCTGTGCTAGGGTAGATATTTCACCACCACTCTGCTCACCTTGAAAAGCTATAGTGCTTTCCCTACCGCCATCAGTATCTTCATGGGTAGTGTTAGCTATAGTTAGAGATGGGTCTTCTG